ATAGGCATATTAGGATCTATAAAAGGAATTCTTGGTAGTCCTTGAGGAGTAGGAATAGTTTCTTCTTCTTCTACCGTTGTTTCTTCGATAGATTCAATTGGTTGATTACTTGCTCTACCACCCATAGCAAGTTGCATGATACCACCACCCTTTTTATTTTCTTGACCTGCTAGATATTTATCAAGTGCTTCTTTTTCCTCTGGTGTCGGTCTATAACCTTCCATCATAACTTTTTTAAATATTTCTGCTGGATCTAAATCTATATTTCTAACTGGTCCTCCCTCATCAAAAGATGCAATTCCACCTTGATTCATATTACTGTATGGTTCCTCTGGATATTTACCATAATCAATCGGATCAATATCGGGATCGTCATAAGGCATAAACATACTTGGGTCAGCTGCATAAAATTTATTATATCCTGGTATTTTAGGTTTTTTAGCTGGCTTTGGATCAAATGCTCCAAGACCTAAACCTGCAAGAGCTGCACCACCAGCACCTATAGCTACTTTACCTGGATCATATCTCATTATTGATTGTACTTCTCCTGATTTGTCTATAAATTCTTTTGGAGATTTAAATACATCTGTAACACTTGACATTGATTCAGAAAATGAGGGTGGCGTATTTGTAGGACCTATGCCACCTTGAATCGGAGCACCTGTAGGTTTATTTATACCCATAAATGCAAAATCTTTTGCAAAAGGGTTAGCTGGTTGTCCCATAGCTAAATTAGTCCCGCCCATCAACGCTGCTGACATCAGGGTATCTTTAACTGTAGATTTTAACAGATTTGAGCCTCTTTTACCTTGTAAGGCATTAATACCTCCAGATATAAGAGCTGACATTAAAAGTGGATGCATATTTCTCCTGTAAAAACTTTATTCCCACCAATTTACTTAATTTTTGCTCCTTCGTCAATAAACCTTCCACGATAACTATAGTCACCATGATGTGTAATATAAGCATCAACATTAGCATATATCTTACCTCCAATGTCTGTCCATTTTTTACAGAAGGCAAAGTCCTCTCCCATAAAGGTTCCTTTTTCTGAGTTGAAATCTGTGTCCCAAAAGTTCCAAAAATGCTCTGTTTCTCTCATTTGTTGGTTTAACATAGTTTGTTGTTTAATTTTAAGATGAGGGTAAGCTTCAGCCATTTTAACAAATACATTTCTTTTAATTAACATAAACCCAGCCGGTCCTCTTTTTATCTCTGTAATCCCATCCTTACATTCTATGTTTTCGGGATCAACAAAACCCATTGGATAATAGTAACCGCATTTACTAATGTGTCTTCCTGATTTTTCGCTTATGTTCTTTGCTTTATCCCAATCTATTACTTTCATAGGATAAGGTGTTAGCACAATATCCTTATCAGCTTTGAGCATAGTCAATAAAGATGTTTCATCGAACTCTACATCTGTATCTACAAATAACATATGAGTGCAATTTGATTTTAAAAAAGCAGACGTGCATAAATTACGACCTTGAGTTACTATAGAAGATTGTATTAAATGAAATGTAACTGGTATATTGTGTCTTTGTAACATTGCTTGCATTTCAAGAGTTGCTCTCATGTAATGAATATCTACACCTCCATGACAAGGAGATGTAAAAAATAATTTTATTTTTTTTGGATCCTCTTCAGTCCAATTTAATACATCATTACCTTTGTTTGTGTTTTGACCAAATATATTTTTTTCATTTATTATACTGCTTTCGTCTATTTTGAATGTCATGCCATCCCTTTTATTTTTAGTAGTTGATCAAATAGACTTACCCATTCTTTGGCTCGCATATCCCAATTGTAAAAAGTTTTGTAAAATTTTACCTGATCTTTTAATCTTTCATGTAGCACTGGTTCATGATAGTTGTCTGCAACAAACTCTATCACTGCTTTAAATTTTTTGGCTAAGGTATATATATTTGTTTCGTAATTAACATAATGCGCATACTCTGTGCATGTCTCATAAAGTGCACCAAAGTTAGTGACAATAGCCATATTACCAGCTGCCATTGCTTCTATTGCTGAAATGCAAAATGTCTCTTCCCAGATTGAAGGGTAAGCAAATATATGAGTGCTCTGCATGGCTTCTATAACTTCAATATTTGGTTTGTATCCTATATTATTTACATTAGGCAAATTATTCATTTTATCATACATGGGTTGAAACTGATCTTTGTTTTGTTTATCAAATTCATCACCATAAATTTTAGTTGAGCTATACACATCTAATTCTATGTCGTCTCTTTTAATGAGTTCCATGGCTCCAAGTAATACATTTAAACCACGCCATGGTGTTGATGTATGTATTAATTTTATTTTATCACCTTTTTTCCATGTAGGTCTTGGCTTCCAATCAATATCAGGTAATGCATTTTTAATTACGCAACATTTGTGGGTAGGCAATCCGTAAGCATATCTAAATTTTTCATAAGTCCAATGAGAATTAAATACGTACCAGTCATACTTTCTATGATTTTCTTTTTCTTTAAACCAAGGAGCTATGTTAGGTTGATCGTAAGAATTCTTCATCCACAATATACTTATCTTATCTGGATCTATTGGTTCTTTTTCTGGTACTGATGTTGTTATTTGAAATTTCTTAAAATAAGAAGAATCTATTCTTTTTCTTAACTCTTCAAACTGTAGCTCTGTTCCACCTTTAGCTTCCATTATACCTTTCCATGTTTTTTCCTTATAGACGTTTTACCTTTTTTAAATATTGATGCAACTTTGTTTTTTCCCATAACCTTAGCTCTTTGCTCACCAACTGTTAATATCTGTATTTTTCTAGCGTATGGTTTACTTATTTTTTTAACTTTTGATACAGTTCTTGAAGCATCTGCAGGAGTTTTAAATTTTATACCTACAGTGTCTTTAGGGTTTTCATCTGTGTATAATCTTCTACCAGATCCTTTTGGTTTTTTTCCAGTTCCTACTTTGGGGTCTTTCATTTTAAAGGTTCTTTACCAAAAACATCAAAGCCTTCTGGAATAATTATTTTCACATCTCTTTGAATGTCTTTTGAATCCACTCCTTCTTTTTTTATTTCTTCCTCTGATTTATATATTTTGCCTGTTTTTTTATTTTTTAATGTGGTAACAGACTCACACTTTATTCTTGGAACTTTTTCACCGTTTATTGTTACATACTCAACCATTAGTTTCTATCCTGTTCTAATATTGCAACCGTCCCAGAAATTACATTGGAGTGACTAGCTGTTAAATTTAAAACATCACTTTCTTCAAATACTTTTATTCCAGTTACTACATCTGTGGTTGTAACTGTAGGCATTGTTCTTCTAGAAAAATTAAAGGTAGCACTTGCTGAGCTATCGGTAATTGAAGCAGATACACTTACTGATCCAGCACTTGAATTAAAAGCTTGAATACTTTTTATCATGGCAACAGTCTCCGCTGGCACCGTATAGACTGCAACAGCATTAGTAGTAGTAAGATTAAATTGTTTATTAATAAATTTATTAGCCATTATCTACCCTGACGGTTGTAAGGTTTATAATCTCTTTTCTCAGATTTTGAAAGGTTTTTTTTATGTCTACCAGGTCTTTTCTTAGGTTTAGCTCTTTCATACCAAGGTGTACCAAATTGAGTTTTCTTTTTTTTTGCCATTAACTATTTAAAAAAAAGGCAGTAGCCTCCGCATCATCTTTTATATCTTGTGGATATGTTGTATTTAATTTTTGTACTATGTTATTTATGTCTCTTGCAAATTGATTTAAATTTTCAGCTTGATAAGTTGGTGTTGCTTGAGACACGATTTGATTTACTTTTGCCATTATCTTCTACCTCCTGCTTGTATGTCTGCTCTAAAAGTTCCAAAACGCCATGTTTGTCCTGTTCCTGTATTTGCTATTTTAAAAGATGCAGCTCTTCCTCTTGATCTACAAAATACTTGAGTGGTGCTTGTTGTAACAGTAAAAGGACCTGTAATTAATGGTCCACTTGTAGAAGATGTTCTAGCGTCTGATGGAAAATCTCTTAAAAAAATAGTTACTTCTGCATCTCCTGTTTGATTTTTAAAATCTGGTATAAATCTAGATATTCTCATCATGTATTCTCCACTACCCTCTCTGTCAATATCAAAATCACCAGATTCTATTTGTGCCGGTATAGCTGTAGTTCCTGCAGTATTAACTTGATCAGTTCCAACTTCATGAGCATAATATCTAGTTGCACCATTAGATACACCACTTATAGATCCTTGAGTAGGTGTTTCTGATGATTCAAAAGCTGTAGCGTAAGGAGCTCCGTATACTCCTTGATCTACCCATGTTGTTCTATTTAATAAACTACCAGTATTAGTTGTCCACACACCTCCAGGTATATTTTGACCATCTCTGGTATTATAAGTTACTGATCTATCAATAAGGTTTGAAGTCGAAGAAGGATAAAACCAAGTAATTTCATTAAACTTGTCGTTAACACCCGCGTGTACAATTAATTCAGAATCATTATTTAAATTTCCAAAAACATCATCCTCCACTAAACATGGTAATTTTTTAACAGATGCACCATCAAAATAGAAAAAACTATCTGATGACATCCAATAAATTATACCATCCACTTCAATAGCTGCATGTTGTCCAATCAAACCACAGTTTGTACCTACTTGTTCAAAACCAAATGTAAAAGGAGCTCCAATAAATCTCATAGTAAATAGCGCAGTATCTGACCAAATGTAATTACCATTTCTACCTCTTAATGTTCCTATAATTTTAGATCCGTCTGCAAGTCTTTGAGTACCGGCAGTATTAGTTGCTGTAGGTGTATATGAATTTATATTTTCTTGATCAGAAAATCTAATAAACATATCGTCTTGTGAAGTGTCCGTTCCTATAGATGTTTCAGTTCCAAAAAAACATAAGTGTCTATCGGGAGTTGATACTAATAAATCTCTAGAAGCAGTAGGAGCACCAGAAATTAAAGTAGCTCTAAGGGGAGTGCTTATCGCTCCAGTTGCAGATGGATCCCATTCTACTGCTACACTATTAAAAATTAAAGCTATTAGTTTTTGACCAAAGTTTGTTAATCTCCATTGTCCTGGTTCTATGTCTACTCCAAGTCCACTAGCTTGTCCCCAAGGAACAAAGTTAGTTGCATCTTTTACAGTAGATCCATCGGCATGAGTCGCATCAGTAGTACCTTGTGCGCCTCTACCTAGAGTTTGCAAAATATTTCCTGCTTTATTAGCATAAGTTATTAATTCTGTGCCTATTAAAACAGTGCCAGAAGTAGGAAAAGAAGTTGCGTTTGTCAAAGTGACAGAGGTAGTATGACCAGCTGCTAATGTTCCACCATTATTCATAGTAGTTGTAGCAGGATTAAGAGTTGTACCACCATAATAACCAGTTCCATAACCAAATCCTGGAACTTGCGTTGTGCTTCCAACAACAAAATAAAAATCTAAAGTGGCACTTCCTGTAGTTGTAAATGCTGTTGAGGCCCCCTCATTTTTTGACATTTGAATAGTAAAAGTTGAAGTGGTTGGAGTTGTTTTAACTTCGAAAGTAGCAGTAAAATCAGCTGCAGTAAATGCGGATGTCCCTGGTATAGCACTAACATTAGAAAAAACCACCAAATCACCTACGTTTAATCCAGTAGTAGATGGGCATGTAACAGTAACAATATTAGAACTATTTGTTGTAGTGAAACAATTCGTTAAAGATTGTTGTCTCGATGCATCAAGGGGATGAATATCATAAAAAGCACCCTCATAATAAATATATAAAATTTTATTTGTACCAATAGCTGCGTATCTATTACCTTTAAGGTCGAACCAAGTATGTTGATCTCTGGCTGCTCCTACTAAAGTAGTGCTGCCTAATTGTTCCCATCCTCCTATTTTCTCAGGTAAACCATATCTAAAACGAACATATTGACCGTCAACCCAACGACCCTCCGCTCCTGTTTCGGTCACTTGTTTGTCAAATCCAGGTATCAATTGTACTTTTGCTAATGCCATAGCCTATTATACAATATATTTTTTATTGTTTAAACCCTTTGAACCAAGCTGGTAGGCCTAATAAAGGTCTTTTATCTAATGAATTTTCTTTGGCTGTTTTTGAATTAGCTTTATTATAATGCAAAAACACTTGTCCACAATCTTTACCAGAAAATTCTTCTCGCCAATGTTCTAAATCACAACCAGAATATATTAACATATCACCAGGTTTAAGCCC